CCCATGTTACGGGTGCCTTCCATAGTGAATTGATCACTACGATACTCACGACGGTTCTCATATTTCTTGCCACCAAAGAAACCACTTTGATCTTTTTGAAGTTCTAAGGATTTCTCCGACTGTAAAATTTTAGGATCGTTTGCACGATACTCAATTTCATATCCATCCTTACCTGCTTTGATAGTATAAGATGAATAAGGACCGCGAGGGATATTAATTGTGGGTACGGGTGGAACTGTTGGTTCTTCTGGTCTATTAATTACATAACCTAACAAACCAATATGTGCCAGAGCAAAGAGTCCACCAACAGTGCCAGCAATTATTTTAAACACTGGTGGTTTACTAGGTGCTCCAACTTTTTCAGTTCCGTCTACTCTAAATGTTTCGTTAGTCATAATTAGAATGGCATAGCAGGTCCGGTAGTTTTAGGTAGTGGAAGAGCACCACCAGTAGCAGAAGGAAGTTCTGGCATAGCACCTTGAACCATTCCTGGCAGTGCTTCCGTGATTGCTTCGGTAATAGCAGCAGTTGCTTTCTCCCGAGCACCTTCAATCAATGTATCCTTTTGAACGTAAAGATAAGCACCACCCCCTAAGACAGATAAAGAAACTAAACCAGATAACAACGCGACACCATTAATTAGTTTTTGCATTTTATTCTCCTTTACATTTTATATTTTTCATCGGTAGAAATTTTGACTGGTGCCTGCTCAATACGAATAGTTTGTCCAGGTGCAGTTTGTGCTGCTTTCTCAATCAATCTTTCCATCTGTTCTTTGGTGATACCACCACCACCATTACCACCACCTTCTCCTGCTTTCTTCGCTGCCTGGACACCAAAAGTAGCTAAAACCCCAGTGAACACGCTGGCTATGAAAGTCGGATCTAGTTTTTGTTCTGGAATACCAAGTGCTGGTGGAAGTTTGATGTACGCAAGCGTGAGAATTCCCCCAGACCAGACAAGAATACCAAGGCGAACAAAAGTAGACAGAATAGCGAGCTGTTCCTCTTTATCATCTGCTGCCTCCTTAATCTTACCGAGAAGACCTTTCTTCTTAGGTTCTTCCTTCTTTACTTCTTCTGACATACATCAATAGCAAGGCTCTTTTATTTATTCTTTATAAAGTCCATTAACTCTTGGGTAAATTTGTCTATTGTAATTAAGATTATTATCTTCCCTATCTGTAGTGCGTCTACCATTCAATGTAGATTGTTTAAACCCAGAAATATATCCAGTAGTTGGTCTTGGATTACTACAAAATACTTCTCGGTTAGGACTACCTTTTGAACAAGTGTAATCATCATATCCACCTTGCTGTCCTATATTACTTGCAGCATTTACAACAATACTTCCTTCCATATTACTGTGATTGCCGCACTGATACTTAACTGTCTGTCCAGAGTATGTACTTCCTGGTGTCCAAACAACTTGAGTGGCATTGTTAGCAAATCCTTGACCAGTTACACCAGGAATGTTATTACCGTTTGAATCTCTAATATAAAGAGGGTGAGACCAACCTGATCCAGCAGTTAAATTAATAGTTCCTTGCATACCAGGGTGATTGCCACACTGATACTTGTATGTTCCAGTTGGATATCCAGTTGTGTTCCAGAATATATTATCCCATTGTGCATTAGATCCCTGTCCTTGGACCCCATAACCTGTTGAGGAATCAAACGTAAGATTATTTCCACCACTATCTCTAATATAGATTGGGTGACTGGTCATGGATGCATACAACTCTAGGTTGAGCATGTCACCTACGGAGAGGTTTATGGTAGGGTTCCAACTCTGAGATCCATTAACATCAGTCATTTGATAACCATTACCAGTTTGACCAGCATCTACCTGATAGTAAATAGTCGCGCCACCGGCAGGAAGAGTGATAGTCAAAGTATCGTTAGGATCAATAGTTATAGTCGGATCAAGTCCATTAATACCACCATTAGCATCTGCTCCAGTTAAGTAATAATCTTGAGATGTAGTTTGATTTCTATCAATATCAATGTAATAACTGTTAGCAGTAGCACCAACAATATCAAAGTCCATCAAGTTATCACGAGAAAAATTTCTAATGAATTGAATTGCATCATCATTAGTAAATCTTTCTCTACCAGTAGCAGCACAAGCAAGGATACCACACACCTGAGGTGATGCCATACTAGTACCACTAATCGTTAGCATGTTATCAACACCAGCAGGATATCCTGGTCTTGTAATAGGTCCCTTATTTTTATTGTAACCGTTATTACCACCAATAGAAAGAATATTTGAACCAGGAGCAAAGACATCAATCCTTTCTCCAAAGTTTGTAAACGATGAGCGGCGATGATCGTCAGTAGTGTTAATTGAACCTACACAAATCACACCTTTTGCATGGGAGGGAGAGCTCCCTCTATGCATATTACGGATATACCCACTTATCTTAATTTTATTATTATAATCTTGATGACCTTCACGGACACAATATGTATTTGAATTACCGGCAGCACCAACCATAACAATGCCTTCTTCAATAGCATCCGCAACATCTAGATCTAGAGCTTCATATCTAGAAGGAAATCCATTTGGATTATATCTAACACCAAAGTCAGCTTGGATTCCATCATCAGTCCACCCCGAAGGACCGGGACTACTAGAAGTATAAGTCGTTCCTCGGTAAGTAATATACTCAACATTAGTAGAATTCCAATCACTAGTATTAGCATATCCCCAACTATTATTACATATAGTAGGGTTTCTTCTACCCGTTACAGGATTGATCGGTTTAGTTCTATGAAACTCTCTTACATAATCAAAAATTCTCAGAGCTCCATGTGATCCTCCAAAGGTAAGCGCATAAATGTTTGCTTCTTTTGCCCATCCATAATACTTTCCGGCAACAGTACCTGTAACATGACATCCATGATCATGGGCACTACCAACAGGAGGGTATGAATAATTACCACCATAACCTACATTAAGATGTTCTGCATACCAATCATACTGAACAAATCTACTTTGTCCTGGATTAACTGTTTCACTCTCCCATTCATCAGAATCAAATCCAACTGTACTATCAACAATAACTACATCAACATGACGACCATCATTAAAAATAGTTACATTTTTATTTACCGTTCTTTGATTGGTTCCCCAAGCACCTTTCTGTCTATCAGCAATAGTTCCAGCTGAATGAAGATGTCCCCACTGACGATCATTTTGTTCAGAAACATTAGTAGTACTGTACTTTGTAAAGTCGCCAACGATATCATAGGGACTTTGATTAGTATATCCACAAAGTGTTGGTTCTAAACCAAGTTCTTCCGGGGATAATTCACAAGCAATAACTCTCTCATCTTGAGAAACTAATACAGATTCTTCCTCTGTTAATTTGTAGTGTGTATTCCTACTAACTGATCTACGATCTAAAAGTTCTACTGCTCTATCTGGAATGTATAGCGCACCACCTTCTGTCTCCATGTCATCATAGAGACTCTGCAGATCTTCATACGATCTACATGAGACAATATATTCTTTCATATCAGACCTCTAGTTGTACAAAGTGTAGAGTTACTGTAAGATTTTGAGTGCTACCACTTTTATTTACAACTTTAACATAAGCAGTTGTTGATGGTGTTGTATCATCATTCCATCCAATAGTACCGGGAGTAATAGATTGTGTACCACCATCGGTCGTAATAATCTCAGCAATTACACCAGATCCTGGTTGAGGATCAGTAACTTCAGTTCTGGATATATCATTACTTCTAGCAGTATCTGATGTATAAAGTGTTACCCATGCAGCATGTGATGTTTGAATCTTAAGGAGTGCATATGTTTTTGCTGCAGTAATATCAAGATAGTAACTCTGTCCATCAGCAGCATTATTGTAAGTTGATTGAGCAGTTGTTCTACTAGTAAGACCTGAACCGCCACCACCACCAGATGGTGCTGCAGATTGCCACAGACCAGCAGAGTTGTTATATGTAAGGACATCTCCATCAGAAGGAGATGAGATTGCCACATCACCAAGATTTCCAGCTAGAGTTATAGGATTTGCAACCCAATTTGTTCCAGTGTATGTTAAGAAATCACCTGGTTGTGGTGCAACTGTTGCTAGATCTGTATCAGTTAATCCAGATAATGTACCTGCAGGTGCATCAGTAAATTCAAGTGCATTTCCACTAGAGTTAACGATAAGGAACTGATCAGCCAATCCCATAGAACCTGGAGTGTCAGTTAAACCAACAAATGTAGAGGAACCTCCTCCTCCACCGCCGCCACCTGACTGGTCAACTGGTGCAAATGCCTGTAGTGATTGGTCCCATGCAAGAACTTTACCTCCACCACTACTACCATTAAGAGTGACACTATTAAAAGTAACGTCAGTAAGTTCGGAAATACTCTCGTTATTGAGATTCATTACTGCACTAAGAACTCCAGTGCCATTAATGCTTAAATTATTTCCAATTTTAATTCCGCCAAGTGAATTGACAGATGCAATACCTAATGTATATACGCCAGTAACACCCTGACATTTCCAGGTTGATCCAGTATTATCCCACTGCCACTGAATACCTTCAGCGGTATGGATATCACCATTGTTTGGTGATGTTGGAAAATTAATTGCCATGCTTAGAGTACTCCTTCCTTCTTATTTAGATCAAACAATTTCAACAACCGCTTTCCAACCAGATAGGTAAACCATCTTGACATTGAAAACCTGAAGAGTATTTGTTAATTCAGTTCCAACAACACGAAGTTGAGTTGTTGAGATAGAACTGCCTGCAAAATCTTTAATTAAAATAGAACTAACAGTGCCTGCGGTAGTTCCTTGATCAACATAAACAGTAAACTCAATAGTATATCCATCTTCAAATTTAGATTCTGCAACTTGAATTTGGAAGTTTCCATTTGGTGTTTTTAAAACATAAGCAGGAGATCTAAGATCAACTGTAATCGTATCTGAACTATCAGTTATAGGTGCTTGAGTAAATCCCGATTGCCCAAGTTCAACAGATTCTTCATAGTCAGACTCTTCAAAGTTTGAATCACCTGGTGATGGGAATAATTCTCCTGCAGTAGTTACTACGTTAGTATCAATTCCAATAGCTATAGCATATTGATACCATTGAGGTAAAGTAACTTCAGAAAGATCTGATTTATCTGGTTCGTATACGTTAGCATTAAACCAGTTAAGTGCGTGAGCAGGTGCCTGAGTATTAGTTGAAATCAATCCAGAACTAATCAACTCAGATACAATTAGACTAGGTACAAATCCATCTCTCTTCTTACGTTTTCTAATCTGAGTTTTTCCACTTGATGTAGTAACTTTACTCTCATCACCCAACCACATTGAGTTATCAGATAAGAACAAGTGACGGATTTTATATTCAGCATTTCCTAAGTCGTACTGTGCATTAGCAGATGGTAAGATGTGACCATTAATTTCAATACCAGCAGCAGTTTTAATAATACTTCCAGTATTAGGATTGATTATAATACTATCAGGACTGTTACCAAATGGTCCAGTATTATGTGCTCCAATTGCAATACTAGATGATTGATTAGAAATATTAGTAGGTGCTAATGGTGGAGATGCATCAATCCACTGGTTGCTACTACCGTCAGCATAATAAACTTTAAGTCTACCTTCATTTGATTTCCACCAAAGGTCTCCATCAACTGGAGACGTTGGTGCGTCATCAGATGTAGTAACAGTAGCACCACCTCCGCTTCCACCACCTACAGAATTAATTCTAAATCCAGACGATGATACCTGATCAATAGTAATTCCAGTACCTGCGTTTACATTGATATCATCAATCGTACCGTCACTTGCAGTCAGTCTTAACGCAGCACCAGTTGGAATTGAAGCAGCAGACTGAGAATACGTTGTATTAACATCAATAGGGATGTCAGTTAATTTTGCTAACTCAATCCAAGATCCACCGTGGGCAAAGTATGCACCACCAGTAGCATGTACATGCGCGAACATGCCATGATAAGCACTTGGACTAGGAAGATCAGCAGTAGTATCATAATGAAATCTAATTCTATTACTTTGACTAGTAATATCAATGACTCCCTGTCCACTAATATCATATCCTTGAATGTCTAGGTTACCACCTAGTTGTGGTGAAGTATCTTCTTTGATCTCAGTAATACCAGAAGAACCTGAAGATGCTATCCATCTTGCCTGAGCTGCATCCCACTTAATATATGTACCATCAAGAATTGGACTAGGAAGATTAACGTCAGATAGATCCGTAACCGTAGATGGAATCTGAGGTTTACCAATAAGATCACTATACAAACCAGAAAACAAAGTTGGTTTGTTTAAAATAGCACCAAGACCAGAAGTTTCATTCCAATCTGATTGAACTTGACCGGGAGGAATGGTAGGTGTATTAATTAAATCACCATAGTCTCCGCTTTGACCTACTGCAGAGATTGTAGGTTTATTAAGAATTTCGGTAACACCAGATGATGATGACCAGTCGGCATTGACTTGAGCAGCAGGGATAGTAACATCATCCCAACTAACACCATTACCGGTTGATCTAAGAAACTGACCGACATTACCTGAAGCACCATTTACTTCTAAAGGTTTGCCAGTAGGAAAATTTAAACCTTCCTTTGCTTCAACAGGACCATTATCATTGTAGTTAGCAATTTGATTTGCTAGTAATTTAGACATACTTCTAGTCTCTCAGAATGCTGCTATTATCTATCACATATTTATAAAGAGCGGGAGATCGGACTTGAACCGACGACATCTAACTTGGAAGGATAGCGTTCTACCACTGAACTACACCCGCAAAAAAGGAGGGAGGTCAATCCCTCACTAGACACATGCACGCCACTTGTTTTATTATTTCAGATGCTAAACAAGAAAACAACCACACGGAAGGGGATTTACCACCAATATATTTTTACTGGAACATATAAACCAGGCGGCAAGAACATCACCCGCACCAGGGCAAGTTTAGAGTCCATCCGAGACTGGACCAGAAGACGAATCTACCCAGCTCCACCAGGGCGAGTTTTATGAGTCATCCCGAGACTCTTTGTAATCGCCAAAAGAAATTACATCTTCACTAAGACCACCGGGAACAGGGACAGTACCTGCCGCACCGAAACCAATATTATCTAAAGCATCTAGGTCACCACCAATACGATCATGATTAAGATAAGACGAGTTAAGGTTGAAGTTATATTCAATCTTATCTTTTTCCCACTGATGTGTATTGTCAGTGAAACTAATAGTATTATTAATTTTAGTTTTTAAATTACGAACTGAATTCAAAAGATCAAATAGTTCTGCCAGATATACATCATCACCCTCAGCAAGAGCGTTGATTAATGATTGACGAACAGATTCTTCTGCAGTTTCAAGATGTGATTGCATTGACATAAGGATTTCTCACAGAATTAAATTTACGATAGGCACATACATCTGGATCAGGGTCTAACCATTTGGTGTACTCTGGATCTTCAAGGCATGTATCAAGTTGCATTTGGTTATCAAGATAGTACATGTCTTGATAACGTTTAGTCCAATCATTGAACTTTTGGATTCGGTAGTCAGGTCTACCGTTGATCTCCAGAAGACCGCACTGAACGTAGCGGTAAGGAGATCGCTCAAGAATGACAGTCGGTTTGATCATGAAGCATCGTTGTGTTCGTTGTAACTATTATACCACTCATCATCATCCAGTTGTGCTGATGCTTGGTCCAGTTCTTCAGCTGGCATAGCAATGACTGCAGTGCCATCAGATTTACGAACTATAAACTGTTCTTTTTTAGATTCAATACGATCCATGTAAGAATCAAAGTTTTTTTCAAACTCTTCTAGTGTTACTTCAATCATACTACACAACAAATAGATTGTTCTTGCATATACTTAATTGACTCTTGACATCCACCAAGTTTGATGCCATCAAGGACAATCTGAGGGAACGTAGAGTTGTCTCCAAACTCCTCATAAAATTCTTCATAAGAAAAATCTCGGTCTAACTCATAGACAACGTACTTTAATTCAGACAAGTCCATTACTTGTTTAATTTTAGTACAGAAATTACATCCTTTCTTGGAGTAGATAGTAAACATTATACTACAGATAGGGTTGCCATGGTTTCATCATAATCTTTCTGAAAAAGTTCTAATCCTTTATCAGTTAGGACATGATTGTACATCTTATCAAAAATACCTGACGGCATAGTAACAATATGAGCACCATTATAAAATGCACGGGATACTTTATACACATCACGAAGAGATGCAGCAAGAACCTGTGTACGAACACCCTGTACCTGGTAGATACTAGTAATAGAACGTACCAATTCTAATCCAGAGATAGAATTGTCATCATATCTACCAATGAAAGGAGACACGTAAGTTGCACCTGCTTTAGCAGCAAGGATTGCCTGAGCAGCACTGAAAATCAATGTGACATTGGTACGAATACCAGCATCAGTGAGAGATTTACATACCTGAAGACCATCCGAAGTGCAAGGAAGTTTAATTGTAGCAACTTCTTTGAACTCTTCGCACAGATTAACTGCTTCACGATACATCTCACCAACACTACCAACAACTTCCATGCTGATATCTACAACACCTAAATTTGCTAGCTCACGATAAACATCACGGGGATCTTTACCACTCTTTCTAATTAGAGTTGGGTTGGTAGTTACACCATCAATAAGTCCGGTCGCAAAACGACTGGCAATAGAATCTACGTCTGCTGTATCAAGAAAAATTTTCATTTAATTATATTGGTGAGTGTACCAAGCGGAAAGGGTGGGATTTGAACCCACGGATGCTCTCACATCGTCAGTTTTCAAGACTGATGCATTCAACCACTCTGCCACCTTTCCGAGATTCCATTTTAAGGAACTTTTCTTTAAGATTATAAAACAACTTATGGTTATTTGTCAAGACATAATAACCATTGATCTCCTTACCATCACAAGTGAATCCATAACCAGTTACATGCTCGCATACATTATCAATGGTAAAACATTTATCTGTATGAAGGTAATCGTGATAGCGTTCATCCAGATTAATCATCACCGTTCCTCAAAATCAATTTTACGGACACGTCTTTTCTTACGTGCCTCTTGGTATTTTAGGTCATCTGGTGTCAGGATACCATGATATTTGATGGTATTGTCATGTTTCGTTAGAACTACTTGACCTAAGTCAATTGCCCCTACGGTATCATCCACAACCTTCATCTGGTTTGGACATCCACAGAACTGAACTTTGCTATTGCTTGTCAGTTCTTTGTTGCATAATTTGCATCTTGCAGATAACATTATTCAGCATTTAACCTCTTTGAGATAATGGGTGAAGAGGGACTTGAACCCCCGACCGCCTCCGTGTAAAGGAGATGCTCTACCACTGAGCTATTCACCCTAATGTCGGTAAGAGGACTTGAACCTCCACGTCACAAAGACACCAGAACCTAAACCTGGCGCGTCTACCAATTCCGCCATACCGACTGGCGACTCAAGTAGGATTTGAACCTACGACCGACTGCTTAGAAGGCAGTTGCTCTATCCAGCTGAGCTATTGAGTCATAAAAAAGTTAGTTACCTAACTTATACCAGACATCCAACCAATAGGATTGAGTTGTGTGGTTGTTTTGCCATGACTAGTGGCAATATCATACATTACCTGATGTATATCTTTCCTTTCAGGATACGAATCTTCTAACAATAAATTTTCTAATACTGCTTGCTCGTAAGCAAATTTATATTCTTTTTGATGAAGAGAAAAATACGCTGGTCCAAACCAAGGGTCGTCTTCAAGATAAACAGGTGCTTTATATGTCATGTTTGCCAATGATAGTGATAAAAGTTTCCTTTACGATCGCACATAGGATCTTCCCCAACCACACGATAGGGCAACATCCGTTGTCCTTTAAAACTGGTTCTGTCTCCAATAATTGAATACGCTTCCAAGAGATTATCTGTATTTTTTAACCTAGCAACAACGCTTGACTTTGCTGCTGGACGGCGATAAAGAAACCCTTCATATTGTCCGGGAGCATAAACTACATCAGCAACATTGTTAGGGAATACGGGAGAGTTAACCCGGTTAAGGATAGAAACTGCAACGCAGTATTCATCTTTAGTTCCAGTTGCTGCCTCAACCTGCACTGCTCGTGCAAGGTGGTCGTAGTCAGCAGGCGTCAACGCCAGAATCGTTTCCAAAATCAAAATAATCTTTCCTGTAGTAACGTCCGAGTATGTTGCTATTATAGTAGGTGGGGGTGTGGTCTGTCAAGCTCTCGGTAAGAACGTTGTTGACGAAGAGTTGACGGGTCTCCTCGTAGTTGACCCGTCCTGGTGTGGTGTGTAAGGAGAGGATTTCTCTAGCAAAAGACTCCCGTCCATATTTTTTAACATCTTCTGTAAGTTCTGGACAACTTCCATAGTAGTTTCTCCAGTTACTCTCACTTGTAACTCTTCGCCGCTTGGTAGTTTGACCAGTATTTCTAGGCTTTCGTTTTTGCCAGAAGTATTTCCTGCCGATGTAGGAACGGTTGGTGGTGCTACAGGTAATCTTGTAAACAAAACCATAGTTGTCCCCAATAAGAGACCCGTCAAAGACGCTGCCACAATAGATCCAGGGATTCGGATACTCTTTAATTTCTGCCACATACTCATGATTTAACCTCCATTATTTATTCAGTCCCACGGGTCACGTATTTGTACTTTATTGCCTGCATTCGCCACGCTTGAGCGAGACTTGACGGACCCTTTGAGAGGAGATCTCTCTCCTCCTGATTGAGTCGGTTTGTCTGTAGGAGGTCTTCCCTCCAACCAGGTAAAGAATATTTTATCACAACTGGAAACCAGCGAACGTATCTTTTTTAACATCTTGTGTAATACCTCCAATTACATAGGACTCTACTTCAGTTTCTTGAGGAGCAACTTGCAATCCTTTAGAAGATAACCAATGCTCTGTCCATGGTAGAGGGTTGTTTGTGATTGGAGTATCAAAGATTGCCTTGAGTCCAATAGATTTTAGACGGCGATTAGCAGTCCACTCAACATACTTAGAAAGCAACTTATCATTCAAACCAATGATAGAACCATCCTTGAACAGATATTCCGCCCAAAGTTTTTCTTCTTCTACGCACTGCTTAAACATATTGTAAACATTTACTTGTTCTTCCTCAGCAATCTGTGCCATATCAGGATCATCACCATCACGCCACTTGTTCAGAACATTCTGAGAGATGGTCATGTGTTGGGATTCGTCTCTTGCAATGAGTCCGATGATTTTGGCAGATCCTTCCAGGAGTTTAAGTTCTCCAAAGGCGAAAGAACATGCAAACGAGACATAGAATCTAATGCCTTCCAGGATATAGACATTAGCCATTGCTCGGTAGAGTTTTCTTTTGAGATCATAAAGTGTATCTTGTGCAGTTTGACAATCATCCAATGCATGCTGCCATTGATTACCAGCACCCCATTCTTGTGCTGCTCTCAGAAACTCATCGTATGCACGGGTAACTGATTGTGCTCGTGAGAGGATCTTCTCGTCGTCTAGAATATGGTCAAAGACATCAGAAGGATCAGCATATACATTCTTGATGATGTGGGTGTAGGAGCGACTATGGATCATCTCCATGGTCTGCCAGATGTTCATGGCACCCTCAAGCTCGGGTAGGCTGCAATAAGGCATGAAAGCCATGCCAGGACCACGACCTTGTACGGAGTCCAGGAGGATCTGGTACTTAAGGTTTGACGTGAAGATATGTTTTTGTGCTTCATTTAAAACTTGATAATCAGCGCGATCTTTTTGTAGCGATACCTCTTCAGGACGCCAGAAAAAACCTAGTTGTGTTTGAGTCAACCTATCAAACACAGGATACTTAAACTTATCATACCTCTGAACTCCAAGAGGGGGTCCAAAGAACATCTTTTGCTTGGTACTATCTACTTGACTGGTATTGAATACCGTCATGCCATCTACTTGACTACGCATCTGACTACTACCAACTCTAAATTTTGCAACTGTCACAATCGTCCTCCTCTGTTGTAAAGATATCTTCTAGTAAATCCTGAATCCCTTGTTTCTTGTCCTCTAATTCTGACATATCGTTTTTGTTATCATATGTGTTTTGATAATAAGAAGTTTTCCATCCGTACTTATAAGTTTTTAGAAGGTCACCCGCCATAACAGAAACTGGAACCTCATTGTTCTCATAGTTCTCCGGATTATAACTCCAGTTGCCAGAGATTGCCTGGTCAAAGAACTTTTGCATAGCAGAAACAATTTTAATATAACCATCGTTATCTTTCATGTCCCATAAAAGAGTGTAGTTAGTTTTATGAGTATTGAACTGAGGAACGATCTGTTTGAGTGGTCCTTTCTTGGACTTTTTAGTGGACAAGTAAGCTCTCGGTGGTTCAATTCCATTGGTTGCATTTGACACAACGGAACTACTTTCCGATGGCATCTGTGCGGACAATGTTGAGTGCCTAAGACCGTGAGTGGCGATAGATGCTCTAAGACTTTCCCAATCATGACTTAACTCCGTTCCACAAAATTCGTCAATGTCCTTCTTGTATGTGTCAATGGGAAGGATACCGTCTGCATACTTAGTGCGATTGAAATACTCACATGCCCCCTTTTCTTTTGCGATAGTGTTACTTGCTTTAAGAAGATAGTATTGAAAAGATTCAGACAAGTCATGTACTAATTTCCATGCTGCTGGATCGTCATACTTGACACCATTTTTTGCTAGAAAATGTGCAAGTCCAATGTAACCAATGCCAAGAGAACGACGTGCAAGAGTAGAACGTTCTGCTGCTTTGACTGGATAGTTTTGATAGTCAATCAATTCCTCCAGACCTCTCACTGAAAGATCACAAAGTTCTTCCAACTCTTCATTGGATTTAATTTTACCTACATTGATAGCAGACAAGATGCATAAAGCAATCTCACCATCACCATCAATGTGCTCCAGAGGAGTAGTTGGTAAAGTAATCTCCTGACAAAGGTTACTCATGTAAACTTTATCTTTAAAAGAAGAGTGTGAGTTACAGTGATCAATATTCATGATGTAAATACGACCGGTCTCTGCACGTTCCTTTAATAGGTCTAAGAAAAGTTCTTGTGCCCCGATAGTCTTTCTTGGAATAGACTGATCTGATTCATAGTCCACATAGCAAGCGTCAAATGCATCAGTACCAAAAGCATCATAGAGACCTGGTACGTCATGCGGTGAGAACAGGCTAATCTCTCCATTCTCAATGAAACGTTCGTAGAAAA